AGTTTCTTGTCACCATCAAGCACACTATCTCTTTCAATGATATCAAGCAACGCAAGAACGATTAGCTCTTTTTTGTCTTCATCTAGTAAAGGAATTACATCCTCTCTAAACCTCTGCACTACTTCATTTTTATCAGCTCTTTGGGAAGCATTTATTACATTGCTGATGCTTTCACCATTGTTCTTTATAGCAGCACTTCCACTATCACTGATATTACCGTTCGAAAGATTCCCCGTACAGCTGAAGAGTCGTGATACTGCTGATGCATTATTTTGGTGTATGTATTGGCAAGTCGGATCTACAGTCCGTGTCATCGTCCCCAAAAGTACATAACCAAAAACACTTTCTATTTTGCACAATCGAAGAACCTGTGCAAATGTCCCAAAACACAGTCTTGTCATAATTTTTCTCCCTTGCAACTCATAAGCAAGTGAATGCAACTCACTGCAAATGAGAAGTGTATTCCGCTCAATTTCGAAGCAAATCCCTATGAAAGTAAGCTGATGCCAGGAGTTCTGGTATCGGCTTTTTTTCATTTTGAAATAAAAGTAGTTCCTACTAATTCATATTAATTCATCTTAACACAAATTATTTTCAATTGTCAATCAAAGGAGGAAATCAAATGGAAAACAGTACAAATCAAGGTCAACCAAAGAACAAGGATTTTTATGATGGTGCTTGGCACCTAACTATTGAAGATCAAATCGTTGAAGTCACAGAAGAAGTGTATCGCGCCTACAAGCAGCCATTATGGGCCGAACACAAGCGCAAAGAGCGTGAGAAACGCTGCATTATCAGTAATGGTAAAGGTGGCACAAAGCGATGTATGGAGGATTGTAGCACATGCAATAAGCAAAGAACCGGAAGTGTTCTATCGTTGGACAAGTTTAGTGCTGATGGCTTCGACGTTCCTGATTCAGTAAATATTGATGAGCTTGTTGAGGACAAGCTGCTTCTCGAGGAACTCTTTGCTGCTCTTGATGAACTTGACCCGGAGAATCGCCGTATCGCTGAACTCTTCAGCATGGGAAAAACCGAACGTGAAATATCAGATTGTATCGGTCGATCTCAAAAGACAATCAATAATCGTAAGCTTAAGATTTTTGCCCAACTAAGAGAACTATTGAAAAATTGGGAGTAATTAAGTACTCAAAATGCCCCCTGGTGTCCTTTGGATATCAGAGGGCACAATCAAAGCAATTTTTCAAATTCATTACTCAAACTTCTCACTTTTGTCCTGTGAAGGTTGAGGGGAACAAAACAGCCCTCGGAATGGAGGTTAATCAATGCAGAATCAAGCAAACCAAACTGACACTCAAAGACGTGATCCTGAAATGGATGAAGAACTAGCCGATGTTCTCACCGCCATCAGCGTAGTGTCAAAGCGCCTTGCTAAGAAGCTTACAACGCTATCGCAGCAAGAGAAAGAAAAAGGAGGAAAACCAAATGGGCAAAATAAGTGAACTCTCTCTACTAGTGAAAGAACTGAACCAATGTGGGGAAACGCTGATAGGCATATCTCAGTCTCTTTCCAGCATGTTCAGCGGTAGCGATGAACCAACACCTGATAAACCAGAATCATCTGCACCAGAAAAAAAGGCCATCACTCTCGAAGAAGTTAGAGCGATTCTGGCCGAAAAAAGTCGAGATGGCCATACAGCAAAAATTCGAGAGCTACTTCAAAAGTATGGCGCTGATAAGCTGTCAGAAATCAATACTTCAGATTATCCAGCGCTTCTAGCAGAAGCCGAGGTACTTGGAAATGGGTAAGCATGCACTTCTTTCAGCCTCTTCATCTCATAGGTGGTTAAACTGTCCTCCTTCTGTCAGGCTCAGTGAGTCTTATGAAGACAAAGGAAGTAGCTACGCTGCTGAAGGCACTGATGCTCATACACTTTGTGAGCACAAGCTAAAAACGGCTCTTTGCATCTCTTCCAAAGACCCAACAGAGAATCTCACCTACTACAGTGAAGAGATGGAAGAATGTGCGAATGGCTATGCTGCTTATATTCTTGAGTTGTTAGAAGCTGCAAAAGAAAAATGCTCAGATCCGGTTGTTCTTATAGAACAAAGGCTGGACTTCTCTAAGTACGTTGAAGGCGGCTTCGGAACCGGAGATTGCTTGATCATAGCTGATTCCCATATCCACGTATGCGACTACAAGCATGGACAGGGGATTTTAGTTGAAGCCGAAGATAATCCGCAGATGAAGCTCTATGCACTAGGTGCCCTAGAAATCTTCGATGGAATTTATGACATCGATACTGTCTCCATGACTATCTATCAGCCTCGTAGAAACAACATTTCTACCTACACAGTGTCCAAAGAATCTTTATACCAATGGGCTAATGAAGTTCTTAAACCAACTGCAGAGCTGGCCTTTTCTGGTGAAGGGGACTTCAAGTGTGGTGAGTGGTGTGGGTTTTGCAAAGCAAAGCACGAATGCCGCACCAGGGCTGAGCACAACATGGAGCTGGCCAAATACGACTTCAAGATGCCCCCTCTACTCGATGATTACGAGGTTGAAAACATCCTAAGTAAAATCGATGGTCTAATCTCCTGGGCATCAGATATCAAAGATTACGCACTGCAATCAGCAGTCAGCGGAAAGCAGTGGAACGGATGGAAGCTTGTCGAAGGACGCTCCAATCGAAGATTCACCGATGAAGCTGCGGTTGCTAAAGCCGTCAGTGCAGAAGGCTTTGATCCATATGAACAAAAGCTTCTTGGCATTACCGCCATGACCTCTCTTATCGGTAAGAAGCGATTTGAGGAAATTCTAGGAACCTACATTGAAAAACCTCAAGGGAAACCAACACTGGTTCCGGAGAGTGATAAACGTCCGCCAATCAATACAGCACAACACGATTTTAGTGAAATTTAGGAGGAAAATCATATGTCCAATAATGCAAACAAATCAAACAGCAACCCTATGAAAGTTATCACAGGTCCTGACACTCGCTGGTCTTACGCCAATGTCTGGGAAGCAAAATCCATCAACGGTGGCACTCCAAAATTCTCGGTATCCCTCATTATTCCTAAGTCAGATACTGCCACTGTAGCAAAAGTCAAAGCTGCCATTGAGGCCGCTTACCACGAAGGCGAAGCAAAGCTCAAAGGCAACGGTAAGTCCATCCCACCTCTTACCAGTATTAAAACGCCTCTAAGAGACGGAGATTTGGAAAGACCAGATGATCCAGCCTATGCCAATGCCTACTTCATCAATGCAAACTCAGCTACTGCTCCAGGCATTGTAGACGCTGACAGAAATGTTATCCTTTCTCGCTCTGAAGTTTACAGTGGCGTTTATGGAAGAGCAAGCATCAACTTCTATGCCTTTAATAGCAACGGAAACAGAGGAATCGCCTGCGGTTTAAATAACCTACAGAAAATCAGAGACGGTGAGCCTCTTGGTGGAAAGTCCAGGGCTGAGGACGATTTCGCCACTGACCTTGATGAGGATTTCCTGTCTTGAGGACAATAAGCATCGATATCGAAAGCTATAGTAGTGTAGACCTCGCCAAAAGCGGGGTCTACCGCTATATAGAATCATCTGACTTTGAGATCCTACTCTTTGGATACTCCGTCGATGGTGGCGATATCGAGGTGATCGACCTTGCCAGTGGTGAAAAACTTCCTGAAGAAATTCAATCAGCCCTTACTGATCCATCTATTACTAAGTGGGCTTTTAATGCCCAGTTCGAACGAATCTGCTTGTCTAAATGGCTAGGTTTACCTAATGGTAAGTACCTCAGCCCAAAATCGTGGCGATGCACAATGGTCTGGTCTGCGTATATGGGTCTACCTCTATCTCTAGAAGGAAGTGGCGCTGTTCTTGGACTTGAAAAGCAAAAACTATCAGAAGGAAAAGACCTGATCAGATACTTTTGCAAGCCCTGTAACCCTACGGCTACCAATGGCGGTCGCACACGTAATCTACCAATCCATGCTCCTGATAAATGGTCTGAATTCAAGTCATATAACCTTCGTGATGTCGAAGCTGAAATAGAAATCCAGGCAAAACTATCAAAATTTCCTGTGCCTGAAGAAGTGTGGAATGAATACCACCTTGACCAGGAAATCAATGATCGTGGCGTTTCTTTGGATATGGATTTTGTAAATGAAGCAATAAAGATGGATAGCCGCTCTCGTTCAGAGCTGCTCCAAAAAATGAAAAAGCTAACTGATCTTGATAACCCTAACTCTGTAGCACAGATGAAAAAATGGCTATCAGATCAGGGCCTTGAAACAGAATCATTAGGTAAAAAAGTAGTTTCAGAACTCCTCCAAACTACTCCACCAGATCTTAAAGAAGTATTGGAGTTAAGACAATCACTGGCTAAGTCTTCAGTCAAAAAATATTCTGCCATGGAAAACGCAGTGTGCGCCGATGGTCGTGCACGTGGAATGTTTCAATTCTATGGCGCTAATCGAACAGGTCGTTGGGCAGGCAGAATTATTCAGCTTCAGAATCTACCTCAAAACCATCTACCTGATTTAGAACAAGCACGAGCCCTTGTTCGCTGTGGCAACTTTGATGCTTTAGAGATGCTTTATGATTCCATACCCGAGGTTCTATCAGAACTCATCCGCACCTCCTTCATTCCTACTGCTGGTCGCAAATTCATCGTCGCAGACTTCTCTGCTATTGAAGCCAGAGTTATTGCATGGCTTGCCGGAGAAAAATGGCGCCAGCAAGTTTTCGAGTCTGGTGATGATATCTATTGCGCTTCTGCTTCTCAGATGTTTGGTGTTCCTGTTGAAAAACATGGAGTCAATGGCCACTTACGACAAAAAGGTAAGATTGCAGAACTGGCCCTTGGTTATGGCGGCTCTGTTGGTGCTCTTAAAGCCATGGGTGCTTTGGAAATGGGTCTAAATGAAGATGAACTACAACCCCTGGTTACAGCTTGGCGTACTACCAACCCAAATATTGTTAGGCTTTGGTGGGAAGTTGATAAGGCTGCCATGAAAGCAGTTAGAGAACGGACCGTCACTGAAACACATGGTATCCGGTTTTCTTATCAAAGCGGAATGCTCTTTATCACCCTCCCTTCTGGAAGAAGACTCTCCTATGTGAAATCTCGCATTGGGATAAATATGTTTGGTTCAGACTGTATCACCTATGAAGGCGTCGGTGGCACAAAAAAATGGGAACGCATCGATAGCTATGGCCCAAAGTTTGTGGAGAACATCGTCCAAGCAACCAGTCGTGATCTTCTGTGTTATTCCATGCAAGCTCTCAAGGATTACAACATCGTCATTCATGTACATGATGAAATTGTCATCGAAGCTGGTATGGAAACATCAGTTGAGTCTATCTGCAATCAAATGAGCCATACCCCACCTTGGGCTAAGGGACTTTTAATGAGGGCTGATGGTTATGAAACGAATTTCTATAAAAAAGATTAGTCCTTTTACTACTCACAGGGGAGGTTTCTGTCCTGTGAACAGTAGAAGGCACTTAAGCCTTCAAGAAATGGAGGTAATGAATATGTTTTATGTAAAAGAATCAATCAACGACACATTAGAAATCAAGGTAGAAATCCATGATGACAATGTATTCACCACCTGTCCTGATTGCGGTGTTGAAATCTGTGTGGACATCTCAGAATTATTTAGTGATGGAGAAAGCGATCTTTATGGAACTGCTATTTTCTGTCCTGAGTGCAGTAAGTCAAGATTGGAGGAATTTTAATGAAAGAACTAATTCCAAAAGACAAATACGGTATATTTGCTGATGCTCGGGATATTGCTTGGGCAGATAGTTTATTTGTAGCAAACCACTTTGAAAAAGAACACTTCCATGTACTTCGTGATATATCCAAAATCACTGACTCCAATTCTGGATTGAGTAAAGATTTCATTGAATCCAATTATGAGCTCTCCTATTACAAGGATAGTACAGGAAGAAAGCTACCTTGTTATATGATGACTCGCGATGGTTTCACGATGCTTGTTATGGGTTACACCGGACAAAAAGCGATGCGATTTAAAGAGCTTTACATCAAACGCTTCAACGCAATGGAAGAGTTCATCACAACTTTGGTTACAGCTCGTAAGGATTTCCCTCTACTGACCGAAAACATAAAGCTACTTCACGAAAAACCTAAACCTTATCACTTCAGCAATGAATGCGACATGATAAACCGCATTGTAACAGGGATGTCTGCCAAGCAAATCAGACAAAAATATGGTCTTGAAAAAGGCACTAGCATCCGTCCATACCTAACCGATGACCAAGTTAAAATGCTCGAGACACTTCAAAAAGTTGATATCGGACTACTTCTCTCTGTTCCAGACTATGAACAGCGCAAGCGATACCTGGAATGGTACAAGATGAAGATTTCCGATAGGCCAGCATAAAGGGAGGTTCTACTAATGGGAATTGACAAATTCAACGCTGAAGGTTACTACGACCCCACTGCTTATGATGCCTTAACTAAAATTGAAAAAAGAGAAAAGGCTGCCAGAACCTTCCGGCCTCTTGTGTATATCTGCTCACCCTATTCCGGTGATATTGAAAGTAACACGGATTCTGCCAGACGCTATAGCAGGTTCGCGGTGGTGATGGGATATATCCCCATCGCTCCGCATCTTCTTTTCACTCAGTTTCTTGATGACAGTGATCCTGATGAACGTGAACTTGGTTTGTTCTTTGGAAATGTACTGATGTCAAAGTGCTCCGAGGTTTGGGTGTTTGGAAGCCACATTTCCTCCGGCATGAGAGCAGAGATTAACTGGGCAAAACGCAAGAACTATACAATCCGCTACTTTTCATCTCAGTGTAAGGAGGTCATTTAGATTTATGAAAAAGATAAAAGCAATACAAACTGAATACAAAGGCTACCTCTTCAGGTCAAGGCTTGAAGCCCGCTGGGCAGTATTCTTCGATTTTTGTGGTATTGATTACGAGTATGAACCTGAAGGATATGACCTTGGAAATGGACTGACCTATCTTCCAGACTTTCTTCTTCACGACGTAGACGGCAGATCTGGTGGCGATCTTTACGTTGAGGTCAAGGGTCAGATGACCGATGCTGATGCAGATAAAATCAACCGTTTTTATGAACTGGGAAAAGATGACCCTGATACTTACGGGAAGTCCCAGACAGCCATCCTTGTGGTTGGGAATATTCCAAGTGGTGCAGATATTGATGACATCCTATGGTCCATAGAAAATGAAGCTTACAATGATAACGGCAATTGGCCTAATAAATATAACTTTAATACTATCGATGGTGATTACTTTGCTGCATATCCTGGGATAAACCATAAAGGAAAATTCGAACTCTTCGGTGATGATAGTAACTATCTTTGTGATATGGATTCTAGAGCAACTGAGAAAGCCTATCGTGCTGCAAGACAGGCCAGATTTGAACATGGAGAAAGACCTCGTACGAAGGGAGGTTATTAAAGTGAGAAAGCTAGCCATTGCCTACGGTAACAGCCGCCAGGCAAAGAAGTGGGTCAACAAAGAAATCACATTTGATGCACTAAAAGATAGATTAAAGACTCCAATCCGGACGACGGAATCAGTAGAAGAATATGCCAAGTTTAGCAAGGCTCAAAAGGATGATGCAAAAGACCATGGTGGGTTTGTTGCAGGTGTGTTAAAAGGCGGTCGAAGGAAAATCGATACTGTGGAGCTCCGCTCAATGATTGCCTTAGATGGTGACCGTATTGATAAAGATTTTCTTGAAAACTATGAATCGAATGCCCAGTATACCTCTGTTCTTTATTCCACCCATAGCAGTACTGATGAGAATCCAAGGGTCCGCATTATCTTGCCTCTTACAAGAGATGTAACCTCGGAGGAATTTGTAGCAGTATCAAGATATCTTGCACAGATGCTCGGTATGGATTATTTCGATGAATGCTCTTATCTCCCAAACCAGCTGATGTACTGGCCAAGCACTCCATCCAACGGAAACTTCATCTATAAGGAAGTGAATACGGACTGGCTTAATCCAGATGAAATCTTAAAGGATCATCCCGAATGGTCAGATCCTACAAGACTTCCGACTTCATCCAGGGAGAGCAAGGCAAATACAGTATCGCAGCAGAAGGTGCAGGATCCTCTTGAAAAGGAGGGCGTTGTCGGGCTTTTCAATAGAGTCTACTTCCCCATCACAAAAGCGATCGATGCTTTTTTATCAGATATCTACGAACCAACAGGAAATGAGGACCGCTATCACCTTATAGAATCAAGCAGCATGGCGGGTGTTGAAATCAAAGAAGGTGGCAAGTT